CACCAAGATCAAGAACCAAGACAACGCAACAACCATCGCCTTTCCTGTGTCGGGAGCGGGCGCCGAAATAATTCTTACCGAATACATTGGGTGAGCCGTTAAAATGACCAACACGCGCATACAGCAATATGCACAAAATCTCGGATGGACCAAGCTGCCCAATGGACCGAGTATTTTCCAATTCACGGCGGCGCAATTTCCGGGCAACAATGCTTTTTCCGCTGTCGATATCAAGGCAGATGCAACGAGCCTATATGTCGGTATCGGAAACAATTCAACGGTGCCGATGACCTCACAGATTTTGAGGATGGACCCCAACACTTTTGCAGTTCAAGCCGTGATATCGCTGCCTCCTGGCGCGTGGATCAACCACATGTGCCTTTCGCCGGGAAAGCTATGGGCCGGCGATCTCAACTTGAACAATATTTACCGCATTGATTTGGCCACCAATGCGGTCGATCTGACGATAGCGGCAGGCAACCCAATCCGGGGTATTGTGTACGGCCTCGGCAAAATCATGGCGGCCAATCAGACCGCGGGAACCGTGCAGTTCTACGATGCTGGGACCGGAGCCCCGGTAGGCGCACCCGTCGTTGTCGGCAGCTTTCCTCTTTACAGCGATTTCGATGGCGTCGATTTCTGGCAGTCGGTTCAAAACTCCGGAACCGTTGTCCGAATTGATGGAACGACGTTGCTTCCAATCTCGACGTTGGCGACCAGCGCGCAGCAGTTCGGCGTGTTCTGCGACGGCTCCCTCGTCTACGCGCTAGGAACGAACATCTGCGTAATCGACATCATGTCCGGAACGATCGTCGCGACGTGGGCGCTTGCGGCAGGGCGTGGCGGCCACTTCATGACCAAGGTTCGCAACGAGCTTTGGTACGCACAGCATGTTTCTGGGTCAATCGGCGTGTATGACGAAACTGGCACAATTATCCGCACCATACCGTGTGGCTCGGATACTTGCGCGCTCGCGTTCAATGGCTACGATGTTTTTAGCATTGATTATCTCGCGTGGACATTGCGGCGCCACAACGTCGAACATGGGATGTAAATGTCCCTGCTCGGCTTCGATGCAATCGGCCGGTTTGCCATTGGGCAAATCAGCCAGAGCTACGCGGTAGCGAGCGCCAACCTTACTACGGCTGCCGGAACGGGTGTTGCACATTCGCTGATCGAAAACATTAACTATCAGCTGTCTATTGCGGCAGGAACCGGCACAGCAAATATTCTGGCGCAAGACGCGGTAATCAATACGCTGCCGCAGGCTACAGGCGCGGGAACGGCCGGCGCGTTCACGCCATCACCATCGAACAACATCACTATTGCCGTTGGCACTGGCACGGTTGGCACGCTGATGCCGATGGGGCAGGCGACGCCGTTACAAGCTTACGGCGTTGGCTTTGCCGGCAGCGTTATGGGGCAGAGCACAGCGCCAAACCTTACCCAAGCCGTGGGCACTGGCGTTGCCGGACAGATAGGCATCAGCGGATCACAATTGCCGGCGATCTGCACGGGCATCGCAGGCGTCATTACGGCGGTGCTTTCTGGTGGCGGCGGATCAAAATACAAGCCGGGATATGGTCTTGAACCGCTCAAGCCGCGACCAAAGCCACCGTCACCGCTCAAGCCAAAAGTCGTTTTGCCGCCGCCCCTCGGCATCGTTGCGCCTCCGATCGCGCCGCGCGAGACCTCGCCGATCGACCACATCAAATATGAGCTTCACGATCTGCGAGCGCTCGAAGCGCGGATCATAGAAGCAAAACGCGCAACAGATCGCCAGCGTCAGGACGAAGCTGACATTGCCGATGTCATAGCGTTTTTGCAGCAGATCGATTAACCGAAAGTCCCAACATGACACCCGACGCAATAGAACGGCTCGCATATCAGCGGGCCGTTTCGGTTTCTATTGAACTTGAAACCCAACTCGACAAGGGACCGACCTTCACGCCGATGAAAGCAATCCTTGGCAAGGCCAAGGCGCAGGCCGCGTCAGCCATGATCGGTCTGGTCCAAGTCGACCCGCGCGCGACCGAGAAGGTGCAGGCGTTTCAGAACGAAGTCCGACGCTACGACGATCTGATCGCCTGGTGCAGCGAAATCCTTGAGGAGGGCCGCGCCGCCGAGGTCTGGTTCAAGCAGCAGGACGCCGACGAGTTCTCAGAAATTCTAACCACCGACGAAGGACGCCTTGAAGCCAAGGCGTTCGGGCTCAACATTCAGGATGACGACGCATGAATATGACAAAAGCCGAACAGCAGGCAGAAGCGGCGGCTCGCGCCGAAGCCGCTGGATCCGTCCCCGGGGAAGTTGTTTCCGATATCAATGACAGCGCCGGCGAGGGCAATGAAGGCGGCTCGCATCAACAGGTCGAGCGCGATGAGCCACGCGACGACAACGGCCGTCCCAAGCCGATCCATATGTCGCCCGCCGATCAGGCGCGGCTTGACATGGCCAAGCGTTTCCGCCGCCAGGGTGCGGAAGAGGATGTTCCGTTCAATGGCAATCTCAACGACCCCGAGATGCTGTACGGCAAATCCGGCCGCGAAGCCCTTGAGCCGGAACCGGATGAGCCGGATATCTTGGTCCCGCAGGCCAAGACGGTCATGCCCAAGGAGACCAACGCACCCAAGCGCACCCTGACGGTTCGCGGGCGCCAAGTCGAAATGACCGACGACGAAATTCTCGCCGCAGCGCAAAAGACGCTGGCCGGCGACAGCTACCTCGACGAGGCTCGCAGCCTGCTTGAGGAAGCAAAGCAGATCAAGGCCGAGCGTGCAGGCCGTGCCCCTCAACACCCCGAGGGCGAGCACAACAACAGCACGCAATACGACCGACAGGACGTCGACCCTCAAAGCCGTCAACACCCCGACGAGCTGGAAGAGGCGATCGAGCAGATCCAGTTCGGAGATCCGAAAGAGGCGGCAGCCAAGATCCGGAAGGTTATGAAGACCGTTTCGGAACAGGAAGCCGACGAAGGCCAGATGCGGCGGCTCGTGAAGAACGATATCGCCAGATCCCAGGCCGTCGTGAAAGCCTTTTCGGAGAAAAACCCAACCATCGCCAACGATCAAGTCGCGGCACAAGCTCTGGAGCAGTTCGTCTACCAGATCACCCGCGAGGAAATCGAAAAGCTCGGCGATGTCGATGCATCGAAGATCCCTCAGAACTCTGCGGAGCTTGCCAACTGGCATCGCTTCTACCGGATCAATGGCCGCGCCGTATCAACGCCGGACGCTCTCTTGGAGAGCGCCAAGGGCAGATACGAAAAGTGGAAAGGCGTCTCCGGGCAAACCCCATCGCCAGCAGCGCAAGCGAAACCCCGCGTTGTCGTCAACGTGGACCGCGATCAGCGCCGAGCAGCAATCCCGAACCAGCCGACCCGCAGCATGTCGCCTACGCCTGATGCTCTGACCCGACAGCCGCAAGGCAAGTCGCGCTCCGATGTCATCATGGCAATGCGCAAGCAGCGCGGACAGACGGTCGCTTAAGCGGCCATCACCCAAAACATCGAAGGAAGAAAGTAATGGCAGGCCAGTCTTGGGCTGTTCCAGCGGAAGGCGGCTACATGTATTCGGACGAATTGTCCGACGTGTTGCGTCAGCAGGTCCAGCCTCTCACCAAATTCCGACAGCTTTGCGACGCGCAGGACGGCTCTGAAAAGGGCCTGAACCGCGGCGATAAGTTCAATTGGAACGTCTACGGCATCATCAATTCGCAGGGCCGTCGGCTCGGCGAAGTCACGGCGATGCCGGAAGGCGGGTTCTCCGTCATCCAGCATCAGCTTACGGTCTATGAGGCGGGCAACTCCGTTCCGTACACCGGCAAGCTGACCGACATGGCGAAGCATGAAGTCGTGTCGATCATCGACAAGACGCTGAAAGACGATGCTCGAAAGTATTTCGACATCGAGGCGTTTTTACAGATGAAGGCAACCGCGCTGCGTGCGGAGCCGGTTGCCGGCACTTCCACCACCGCGATCAACCTCGACACCAATGGCACCGCCTCGGTGACGAACAACGTCGCGCTCGGCACCGGCCACGTCAAGGCGCTGGGCGATGCCATGAAGGAGCGAAACATCCCTCCGTATGTGGGTGATGACTATCTCTCCATCAGCCACCCGACCACCTACCGCACGTTCAAGAACTCGCTTGAGACGGTTCACCAATATACGGAAACCGGCCTCGGGCACATCTTCAACGGCGAGATCGGTCGTTACGAAAGCTTCCGGTTTATCGAGCAGACCTTCATTCCGAAGGGCGGCGCGGCGAACTCGACCACCTACGACCCGTGGAGCGGCACCGCTGCCCCGTGGGCCAACGCGGCGTCTTCCTGGGCGCTGTTCATGGGCGGCGACACGGTGACCGAAGCCGTCTGCGTGCCGGAAGAAATCCGCGCCAAGATCCCCGGCGACTACGGCCGGTCGCGCGGCATCGCCTGGTACTACCTCGGCGGCTTCGGCCTCGTGCATCCCGATGCTCTGAACGCCCGCGTGGTGTTTTGGGACTCGGCAACCTGATTTCGGAAAGGAAAATCAGCAATGACCAGCTATGACGTACCTATCCGAGAGCAGTACAGCATCGTGGCTACTGCCTTCGGCGCCACCACTACGAGCAAGAAGTTCCAGGGGCCGCCCGGCAAAGTGGGCCTCGTGCGCGACATCCGCGTCTATCTCTCGGCCGCGGCCGTTGGCACCACGTCCGTTCCTGAAGTCGATGTGGGCTCTGCCCAGGCCGACAGCAGCTACGGCCGCTTCCTGCTCGGCACCACCGCCACCGCTGGCTACGCCGCCGGCGAGTACCGGGCCCGCTCGCTCGCCACTAACGCGCAGGGGCGCACCGGATCGTTCCCCTACCAGTTGACCGACTTTGCAAACCACATTTGCTTGGAAGGCAACAACGCGAGCGTTCCGTCCGGCGGCACTTGCACCGCGGCTATTCCCGCGGCCAACCAGATCACGGTTAATGGAAATATCCAGACCAACGTGATCACCCGCATCCCGGCGGACACCGCATTCTTCATCACCGGACTTGCTGGTGTTGGGGGCACCCCTGCCGGGACCGGCGACATCGACGTCATTATCGAATGGTACTGAGATGAAGATGCTCGGTATCAATCCACGCAACGACCCGCTCAAGCTGACGCCGGCAAATCCTTTGCCGCCGAACGCCATGAGCAACAACACCGGAGACGCCGGCCTCGATGGCTATTCGGTACTTTCGCGCGCTTCCCGGGATACCGGGGATCGTCCACGCATCGGCGGCGAACCTGAATATTGGGGGCCGCGACCCTACGGAGGCTACTGACTATGGGTAAGTTCGACAGCAACGAGACGGGCGAAAGCCCGTCGAAAATGATCAAGACGAGCAAGATCGGCTCGGGCCAAATGATCAAATCGGCCTATCCGCAGGACAACCAGTCCGGTTATCCGCTGGAAGGCACCATGGCCGGCATGAATGGTTTCGGTGGCGGCGACAACTATCTTGGGCATTCGCTCAAGGGAGCGTCGGCCGTGATGGAACCGAACAAGTCCGGCAAACCCGACAGCGGCCGTGACCTGAAAGGGCGCAAGGGCTGATGTCGTCTCAGGCACAATTGCGAATGGACGGTGGAAAGCCTTTTTCCACCGTCCATGGGGACCGTCCGCCCGGCGATCCCCATCAGCATGTCCATTATTATCAGGATGGGCTTCCCTTCAGCGCGAGCCGGGTGCTGCTCGCCGACATGATCGCCGGCGACGAGCGCCTCATGGCCATCGCCGCCAAGAAGCTGGCCCGCCAGAAGAAGCAGATCGCCACCGTCATCCCCGATGACGACGGCGCCAGTCCCCAGGACATTCCGGACGACGACGACGATGATGACGGCGACATCAACATCGAGATGTGGCTGACCGGCGAAGCGAAGTACATCTTCGCCAAGATCCGGGCTGTTGTCGCCGACCGCTACAAGAAGCGCGTCAACAGCATCCAGGACGCCGTGATGTTCCTGGCCGGCGAGCAACAGATAGTTCCCGTCGAGCGACTTTGCCCGGCCTTCAAAGAAATCATGGCCTGAGATGGCGATGAACTATGGAACCCTGACCGCTGCAAAAGGCGGTTCAGGGGCCATCGCGACATGGATTGGTTACAGCAAGCTTGACGTCGGGACGCTGCTCGACGAAGCGCAATCGCTGATCTATTCGGTCCTGCGCTGCCGGGAGATGCGAACCGAATGGGTCTATGGCGCCGCCGTCGGGCAATGCAACGTCGCGCTGCCGCTGCGCTTCCTCGATCCGATCGGGCGGCTTTACAACGTCACCGATGGCGTCTGGCTCGGCCACAAACTTGAGGGCACCATCCAGGGGCTTCGCACCTACGACAATTCGGTCGTTGGGGCCTGCCCGACAAACCCGTTCACGACCGCGGCCGGTCTATCGACGGTCACCGTCAACGACCCCGCCCACGGCCTCAACCAGGGCTCGACAGTGACGATTGCCGGCGCGGCCACGGTTGACGTGTTCACGCTCAATGGAACGTACCCGGTCACGGCCATCATCGACGCCAATGATTTCACCATCGATACCGTCGACACCCTGGCTGTGACATCCGCGACCGGCGGCGGCTCCAGCGTCACCTATACCGCCAACAACCTTACCGCAGCGCCTCCGACGCGCTGGTCGATCTGGAACGAAGAGGTCCAGTTCGACACCGCCCATGATGTCGCGAAAGCCTACAAGCAGCTTTATTACCGCGCGCCGCAGCTTCTCTCGGCGACCAACCCCACCAACTTCTTGACGGTCCGATATCCGAAGCTGATCCGGGTCGCCACGCAAGCGGCGGCGGCCGACTTCATGAAAGATGACACCGAGTATCAGAAGGGCCTCGCCGCCTTGACCGCGCTGGTCCAGTCGATCGCCGTCGAGCAGGACATGCTCTATCGCGGCGCCGACATTACACTTGACGTCCCGGGGATGTATTATAATGACTGACACCACTACCCCGCTGCTCGGCTTGATCCAGATGGGGACTGGCGGCGACAACAATTCCTGGGGCATCAACCTCAACGCCACCATCGTCCTGATCGAGGATGCGATTGCGGCGACAACGCTGGTGTCGACGACGGGCGGCACCGTCACGCTGAATGCAGCGCAAAGCCTTTCGGCGATCATCAAATTGACCGGCGCTTTGACCTCACCGCTGATGATCGTGGTCCCGTCGACCTCGAAGAAGTGGACATTCATCAACCAGTGCACCGGGAATTATGCAACGCAAGCCAACGCCGGCGGCAGCGCGGTCAATGTCCCCACAGCGAAGCCGACCGACATCGTGTCTGACGGCACTGGGGCTCTGTACCGAGATGATTACAATTTCATCGGCAACGTGATCTACCATGCCGCGGCATCGGCGCCGGGCGGCACCTTCGAATGCAATGGCGCGGCCATTTCGCGCACGTTGTTCGCCGATCTCTACGGCGTCATCGGAACGACCTGGGGCGCTGGCGATGGGTTTAGCACGTTCAACCTGCCGAACGGTTATTCGCAGGGGAGTGGTTTCGGATCGTTTCTGCGCTCGCGCACAGCTTCCGTTGCCGTCGGCACCTATCAGGCCAACCAAAACCTGACGCATACCCATACGGGCAGCGGGACGACGGGAGCCGAGAGCGCGGCCCATTATCACAATGTCACTGGCGGCGGGACGACCGGGAACGATAGCCCGGACCATGCGCATGGTTACACGTCTCCCGCGACTGGATATGGCACAGGAACATCGCCAAATTATTTCGAATCATCTCAGGTCGGCGCCAACACTAGCGGCGCGAGTACGCGACACGCACACAGTTTCTCGTTCTCCGTTAATTCCGGCTACGAAGTTGGCTCGCACACCCACGGCTATAGCTTTACGACCTCGGCCGGCTCCGCTGACGGCACCGAAGCCAGACCGGAAGCCCTCACCATGATGATGTGCATCCGCTACTGATGTCGCAGCTTACGCCGGTTCCGATCGTACCGCCGCCGGGCGTCGTCCTCACGGAGAGCGCGAGCGCGGCGCAGGGCCGATGGATCGGCTCGAACAATGTCCGTTTTGTCAAAGGCCGCCCGCAAAAGCTCGCCGGCAATGTCCGGGCGGTAACGACGCCGACGTCAGGGACGCCGCGGGCGCTCCACGCATGGCGTGACAATCTTCAGAACAACTACATGGCGGCCGGCACCTACCGGAAGCTCTATGTCTATGACACGAGCTGGGTGCAGAACGACATCACGCCGTTTCGCTCGACCGGGACGCTGGGAGCTAACCCGCTCGCTGTGACGTCGGGATCGCCAACCGTGACCGTCACGCAATCGCTGCACGGCCTCAATGTCGGCGATACGGCCATCATCGCCGGCTCGGCGGCCATCGGCGGCATCACGCCGAACGGAACATTTATAGTCGCGAACGTTCCCGACAGCGGGCATTACACCTACACGTTCACCTCCAACGCGACATCGACGGTCGCGGCCGGCGGCGGATCGGCGGTCACCTATCAATATGAAGTCCCGGCCGGAGTTGAGCTCGGCGTCTACGGCCTCGGCTGGGGCGTCGGCGGCTACGGCCTCGGCACCTATGGTACGGCGCGATCAACCTCCACCATCTTCATCGAGCCTCGGGTCTGGTCGCTGGATCATTTCGGCCAGCTTTTGATGTGCTCGTACAATGGCGGATCGATTTGGCAGTTTGATCCGACCGCCGCGCAGCCATGGGGCAGGGCGGTCATCATCTCGTCGGATGCGAGCCTGCCAGCCAACGTCCGCTTCATGTTCGTTACCAATGAGCGGTTCATCTTCGCGCTTCTGACCGGGATGCAACTTGCTTGGTGCAGCCAGGGCGATCCGACCACATGGACGCCTGCGATAGCCAATACTGCGAACATCAGAACGCTTGTCCAAGGGACAAAGCTGGTCGGAGGCTTGGTTCTATCCGATTTCGTGGCGCTAGTCTGGTCTGACGCCGCGCTGTTCCGGTTCCAATATACCGGCTCGGCCTATGTCTACAATTCGAGCATGGTCGCAAAGGACTGCGGCCTGATCTCACCGGGCGGCGCGGTCACCGCGGGCGGCATCGCCTATTGGCAGGGACAGGATACGTTCTGGATGTATAACGGCACGGTGCAGCCGATGCCCAATGTCGAGGACATCAGGAAGTTCGTCTTTGACAATCTTAACACGTCCTACGGCTATCAATGCACGGCGGTCTATAGCTCGACCCACAACGAGGTCTGGTTCTTTTACACGGTCAACGGCCAGACCAACCCGACGCTTGGCCTGATCTTCTCGATCGAAAACCAATGCTGGGCGCCCCTGAGCTTTGCCCGGGTATCCGGATCGCACTTCACCCAAGGCGATACGCGGCCCTACATGGGCGCCGCGGACGGATACATCTACCAGCACGAGAACACCCTCGACGATAACGGCGCGATCCTGCCGTGGAGCATCACGCTCGCGCCCTACCAGATGAACGCGGGCGGCACCCATGTCGACGTGCAGTACATCGTCTCGGACTTTCTCGGCCAGGTCGGCAACATCTCGCTGACGCTCAATACCTGGGACCGGCTCAACGACTCGGCGATGGAGGACAGCGAAACCGAGATCCTTGTGCCGAGCAATAGCGGCACGATCGATATGCGCGTGTCCGGCCGCTACATCGAGATGGTCGCCTCGTGCTCTTCTCTCGGCAGTTATTTCCGCTGGGGATCTCCCGTGGCATGGGTGCAGGAAAGCGGCAACCGATCATGAGGCGCGTCAACCTGACCATGCTTGGGCTTATCACCGACCCGAGTACCCGCGCCGCGCTTCAAGCCCTCGAACTGGCGTCTGCCGAGGTCGACCTGACCGATATCTCCAACGCCTTCACCGTCTCCGGAACCTACACACAGACAAGGACACTCAATGTCACGACGCCGACGCTCGCGAACATCGCGGCAGTCCTCGCAACCTTCATCGACGACTGCAAACGAGGCGGTCAATATCGTTCCACTTAGGGTCGTCGAAAGCCCGGCCGAGCCGGTCATCAGCATCCGCTATGCGGCCACCGACGAGGATATTGTCAACATCCACCGATTTTTGATGGTCGTGGCCCAGCCGGCGCTGCGCTGCCCGGTCAACGTCGTGAAAAGCCTCAACGAGATCATCCGTGTCGCAAAGTTCGAGGCGGCGCTGATGGTGATCCACAATGGCGTCATGGTCGGCACCATGGGGCTGATGCGGGTCGACTGGTGGTATGGCGACGAAAGTTTCCTGGTCGACCGCTGGCATTTCGTCTTGCCGAGCTTCGAGCACACGCCGACCGCTGCCGCGCTCATGGATGAAGCCAAGTCAATCGCCGAACTCGCCGGGATCGAATTCATCCATCAGGGCAAGATCCGGCCGCCCAAGAGCAACGGCATCTCGCAGATGACGCCGCGCGCCTACGAAGGGGTTTAAGACCATGTGCTTTGGCATGACGACCACAAACCAGACCAACACGTCGTCGACAGCCAACCCGGCCGTTGCCGCCAATGCCGTGAGCAACTTAGGGTTTGTCCAGAACCTCCAAAATAACGGTTTCCAGGGCTATACCGGGCAGCAGGTAGCGCCGCTCGCTCCAGCTCAACAGGCCACGATCGACGCCAGCCAGAATATCGCCAACAACGGCACTGGCGCGGCCGCGACCGGGCTGATCGACAATTATGCCAGCGCACCGGCGCAGAGCGTGAGCTCGAATTCGATCGCCTCGAACATGTCGCCCTACATGAACCAGTACGTCATGCAGGCACTCGCGCCGCAGCTTCAGCAGATGGATGCGACCAACGCCGCGACCAATCAGGCGACCGATGCCCAGGCGACCGGATCCGGCGCCTATGGCGATGCGCGAACCGGGATCCAGCAGGCGCAGAACGCCGAAAACGAAAACGTCGCGCGCGAGGGAGTGATCGGAAACGCCTACAACTCGGCTTTCAATACCGCAATCGGTGCAGGCGCGCAGGATAGCTCCAACCAGCTCGCCGCGGCCAATGCCAACGCCGGCTACAACGAGACCGCACTCAACCGATCGCTCGGCGGCGCCAATGCGCTCGAAGGGCTTCAGACCCAGCAGCAGGGCGTTCAGACCACGGCGAACCAGATGGCGGGCCAGGACACGCAGAACGCACAAGCCAACCTCACCGCCCAATACAATCAATGGCTGATGGCGCAGCAGTACCCGTTCCAGACGGCGCAGCTCATGAACCAGACGACGGCCGCGGGCGCCCAGGCGATGCCGGCCTCGACGCAATCGACCACGCAGCAGCCGAACAATTCGGGATGGGCACTCGCTGGCACGATCGGCGGCGCGTTGCTCGGCGGCCCGGTCGGCGGAGCCATCGGCAGCAGCCTCGGAAGCGCCATCGGCGGCTCGCTCGGCAGTGGCGTCAACGCCAACGGGTCAATCGCCGGCGCGGTCGGGCCAACATCAGTCGGCGGCGCCGCACTTGTCGGTTAAGGGAAAATAGACATGGGACTTCTCGACTGGCTGACCGATCTCGGCGGCTCTGCTGGATCTGGCGTGACCAACGACTTTTATTCCGGAGGGCAGAGCCCACCGCTGGACCAGCCCGCACCAGCACCATCGCCCGTTCCGCCACAGCCGACGCAGCCCATGCCGCCCGTGCAGCAAGTGCCGCCGCTTCCGCCTCCCACCACGATCGCGCCCGCGCCGCAGCCGGCCACGCCGATGCCGCAGCCGAGCCCCGCGCCGCAGCCTCCCATGCAGCCTCCCATGCAGCCGCCATCAGCGGCGCCGGCCGCACCGGGAATGCCGACATCGCAGCCGACCAATCCCGGCCAGGGCAGAGGCTTCCTCGGCCAGGCGTTCGGCCTGAAATCCTCCGATGAGAAGAACATGCTCGGCTCGCTCGGCGCGGGCCTGCAATCGGTAGGCCAGAACTGGAACAAGCCCGGCCTCGCGGCCTTCGCAGGCTCCGCGGGGGCCGCAATCGAGGGCGGCACGAAGGCCGAGGAAAAACGCGTCGATGAGATGCTGAAGCTGATCGACCAAAAGCGAAAGGCGGGTGACGAAAGCCCTGCCACCTCGCTCGCCCAGGTCAAGCTCGAAACCGCGAAATTGCAGTTGCAGAACCTCAAGGACGGCAACGGCAAGGGAACCGCTTGGAACAAGCCACCGGAGGAACGCTACACCAACGCGATGCATGATCTGGCGAACGATCCGGACGTCAAGGCCAGCGCCGACAAACTGCGTGAGCTGCGCAGGAACGGCAGCGCGGAAGAAATCGCCAAAGCGGAAGCCGAACATAAGGACTTGATCGCGGCCGTTCGCGACCAGAGCCTGATCCGGCACCGTCTCGACCCGGTATCCGCCGCGGCAATGGCAAAGGTGCCGGGCCTGACGTTCGAAAACCCTCACCTTCAGAACTCTTATACTCTACAAAATTTTGAAAGCATCGTTAAGCCCGGCCAGTATTACATCGATGAAAAAGGCCAGATGCGGAAGCGCCGCAAGGATGGCGCGAAAGGTGTGGAGAACGAAGCGACAGCATCGTCCGAACCGTCTACGCCTTCAACTGCACCGTCGGCCGCCGGCGACGTCGCAGAGGAAGATTGAAGTAGATGGGTCTCTTCGACGCTTTCGGTAGCGATGCCCCGTATGATCCAGGGCAGGGCGTCGACGATCTCGCACGTCAAGTTTTCCCCGAGGATGTCGGCCCAGGCTATCCCGTAGATCCCGGCCGGCTCGCGGATGCGGTCGCGCGACGACAGGACCGCAAGACGCGGCACATCGACGCGAAAGAGCCGGAAGTAAAACCGCCGTCGTCTTATGGCGATATTGTCAAAGCGCCCGGCGCGATCACTAAACCGCCGTCGTCTTATGGCGATCTGGTAGAGCCCGACAAGGAGCCAGAGGAACCGCTCGGCGTTGCCGGCAACGCCAAGGCGCTGCTCAAGGGTATCCCCGCTGGGGCGATCGAGAGTGCCGGCGGCATTCTCAAGGGTGCCGGCACGCTGATTTCGCAGGGGCAGCCGACCATCGACGCGATGGGCGATGCCAACAGCGTCTCGAACCAATTCAGCGGCGTCATCAACGATCCGGCCGCGCTCGCGGCACAGAAAGCCCAAGAAGCGCAGCTTGGCGCCGAACAGGCAAAGCATCCGCTTGGCCCGCAACTGGTCAGCGCCGGCAACGCGGTCCAGCAGTTCGGCCGCGACAACATCCCGATGACGGATCAGGAAAACGACTCGATCGCCGGTCGCGTCGGAAAGGGGATCGGGTCGATCGCGCCTTATGCTGCGGCCACGCTGGTCAACGCGCCGCTCGGTATCGCGGCTGGTTTCACGGGCATGGCGGCCGATACCTACGGCTCGACCTATGAACAGGCCATCAAGGACGGCGCGAGCGAAGACGTTGCGCGTTCAGTTGCCGGTCGTTCGGCGCTGGTCGCTGGTGTTCTCGGCAGCTTGCCGCTGGGTGCCGGCAAGTATGCTCAGAGCCTCATCGGGAAGGTCGCGTCATCCAGCGCCGCTTTCGCGACCGCTGGTGAAGCGCAGGAAGCGATGCTTCAACAGATCAAGAAGGATTACGACCCGAAAGCTGGCTACACCTTCGATCAGAAGCGCCTCATCGCCGAGTTGATCCTCGGCGCCGGCATGGGCGGACTGCACCATCTATTCGAGAAGAAGCCGGGCGAGCTGCCACCTGACGACGGCAACCGGATGAGAAGTCGGCCGCCGACCGACGATCCGCACTGGGACACCGACGACTTCGGCGAAACATGGACCGACAAACGCACCGGCGCGAAATACAGACCGTCCGCCGACGGCAAGCGATGGGAACAGGACCCCGGTCCTGGCCCTGGTCCTGGCCCCGGTCCTGGTCCCGGCCCCGGTCCCGGTCCTGGTCCCGGCCCCGGTCCTGGTCCTGGTCCTGGCCCCGGTCCTGGTCCTGGTCCTGGCCCCGGTCCTGGTGCCGGCCCCGGTCCTGGTGCCGGCCCCGGTCCTGGTGCCGGCAAACCACCGCCCGGCAGCGGCGAAGGCAAAGGCCCCGACTTCACGATGGACGCGAAGACGCGCGCCAAGATGGAGAAGGTCTATCGCCATTTTGAGCCGGGATCAGACCCGAGCAAGCTGGCCGACCACGAGCTGTTCAACGCCGTCAACGAGCATCTGCGCGACACATCGAGCACCGGCCACACGGCCAAGCCCGAGACGCCGGAAGAAGTCGCCGCGCGCGAGGAAGCCGCGAGCGAGCGCACCGAGCGCGAATACCTCGTTCGAAAAGGCTGGCCCGAAAGCCTCGTGCGCGCCATGTCGCCATCGGAGCGGCGGCGGCGATACCAGGAGGCCGTAGGACGCGGCGGCGGCGCAGAGCGACCGCCCGAGCAGCCGAAGCCGCAATCAGACGACGACAGCACCGGCCTCAAGGCTGGCCTCAAGGGCATGGCGCAGGGCATCGGCGACAGCCTACGCGACCATCTATGGGCGCGCGTGCAGGCCGGCGAAACCAGCGAGAACAGCACCGGCGGACCTAGCGCCCTCTTGCAAGCGGCCAAGATGGTCAGGGCGCGTGGCGGTCTGCAAACCATCGACCAGTTTAAGGCGTTCGCCGACGAACAATCTCGCATTGAGCGCGATGCGAACTTCCAGAAGAACATGCGGGCGCTGGTCGAGAAGCACTCTAAGCCTGCTCCAAAGTCGCCGGAAACTCCCAAGCCGAGCGAGCCGACAGGCGACGGTACGCGCGATAAGCCGGTTGTCGTCAAGACCGCTGATGACGTGGTTCGCGCTGGCGAAGTAGCCGCGGAGCCAACGCCGGCCCAAGCGCAGGCCGAGAACTTCAAGCACGGCCATGCCGAAATGCCGCATCTCGGCCTGAGCGGCAAGAATTCGATCAGTGTCGAGACTGGCGTTGGCGGCACACGCGAAGGCGCCGACCCCGACGGCAAGCCGTGGTCCGTAAAGATGGAGCACGCGGCTTATGGCAGGATCAAGGGGACCAAGGGCGCCGACGGCGAGCCGCTGGACGTGTTCATCGGCCCGCATCCGACCAGCCCGCACGTCTTCATCATCAACCAGCACCATGCAGGCGGCAAAGGGTTCGACGAGCACAAAATTCTGGCGGGCTTTCGCACCCCGATCGACGCGATGCACGCCTACGCGAATTCCTACACCGATGGCGGCGGCGATCGCATCGGCGGCGTTGTCGCCTACACGCCGGGCCAGTTCAAAGCTTGGTTGAAATTCGCCGACCACACCAAGCCGGCCGACTATCCGAACGGACTGCAACCGCCGTGGATCAGGCAGCATCCCGTAATACCGGATTTGGCCAAACGCCCGGCGCAGCCCGAGCAGCCCACCAAGCCGGTCAGCGAAAAACCCGCCGATAGGTCACCACCCGAAAAGCCATATGCGGAGCCGGCTTCCGAGGCAAAACCCGCTCCCAGGTCACCACCCAAGCCGGGCGGCGCCGAGCCGCTGAACCTGCTGCAATTCATCGTCAGCAAGGGCGGCCTAAAGGTCAAAGGCGTCAAATACGGTCCTGAGCTGAAAGCGATGGACGCGCACAAGCACATCGTCTCGATGCCGAAAGGCCATAAGGGCTTTCCTGCGCTGGTGAACAACAAGCGCGGCCTTTCGCCCGACGACATGGCCAACCTGGCGCAGCAGCATTTCTACTGGTCCAAGGACGATCGGATCACCGGGGACGACCTCGTTGAGGCTGTCCGCGACGGTATCGCCAAGAAGCACCGCTTCCCCGAGGGCGACGAGCTTTACCAGACCAAGGCTCAGGACACCCTCGACGCGGAGCGCGATGCCCACGAGCGCGAGCGCGACGAGGAATACTACGGCGAGGCGCGGCGGGCTATCGAGGCCGCTGGATATGCCGACATACACCCGGAGGACCGCGAGCTCGCGGTTCGCATCATGGCCGACGAAGGCGAAACCGATCCGCATAGCGCGGTTGGCCGAGCTGCCGCCCGGCTGGTGCCGGAAGTGGCGGATGACCCCGATTACGGAGTGACCAAGAGCGAGCTTTATGATATTTACGGGTACGGAGCATACGATGCAACAGTTCACCCCGAAGCAACATATGAAGATGGCTGGGCTCCTGAAGGAGAAGGCGAAGACGGAGAGCGACCCGGCGAAGGCAAAGAAGCAGAACGAGATGGCAGACAGGTTCCGAAGGCTGGCGACGGCGATGGCGAGAAACGCCGGGAAGAACCCGCCGAAGAAGTAGCCGGCAGCAGGCAGCACTATATCGACGCCGCCGTTCGGGCGGTTTCCACCGTCAATCAGGGTGGAGAGCGCGCGGTCCAGGCTGCGATCGATCGAGGCGCCTCCGACGCTGACCTGATCGACACCCTTTCAAAGCATGGATGGAGCGAGAGCTACGGCGGTCGCAGCATCGAGCGCGGCAACGTCGAGGGCCGCGGCAAGGTCGTCACGATCACGATCTCCCCGTTCGGCAGGATCGAGTTGCGCGGCAAGGATCTTGCGGCAGCGATCCGCCGGGCCTTCCCGCGGACAACCACCGAAGCCGGCGCCGACAACAAGCCGCAGACGGTAATCCCCGGAGCTGAGAAGGCCGGCGACGGCCAGATGGCGCAGCGCGGCGCCGACGCCAGACTGAAGCCGCGCGTGGCGCAGAAAGCCGCCGATGACGGCCTGTTCGGGGACGGTCACAAGCAGACCGACCTGATGGACTTCATCCAGCCGTCAGCCAAGCATCACGCCGACATCGACAAGGCGCTCGGCCCGGATGCGGAGGGAGTGCTCCCGGTCGACAAGGCGCGCGCGGCGGAAATCCTCGCCAACAATGACGGCATGGCTCCGGAAACCGCGTTCGGCCAAGCGGTCGTCGAGAACCTCGTCGGTCAGAAGTTCGTTCCCGAACCGGAAGCAGAGAAGGCATATGGCCCCGAAATCGAAACAGTACTGGACGCCGGACGCCAAGGGACATCTGGCGGCGGCACATCTCCTGAGCAAGAACGCCCCACATCTGGGGAAGTCGGCCCCGGTCATTCAGCAAAAACTGAGGTCGTTAAGGGCGGCAGCGCGACTGGCGCACAAGATGAAACGGCCGAAGGTGGCGGCGCTGCCAGCAATCCCCGGACTGGCGGCACCCTCAAGCCAGCCGCCGGCGGGAACGAAGCCGCTGGGGACAAAGCCGGCGACACCGCTGAAAACAAGCCTGCCGCCGAAAATGCCGACGACGCCATCAGGGACCGCATAGAGGACGCCTACCTCAAGGTCACCGGCGGGAAATACGCCGAGAGCGCATCTCTCGCGAAGATCCGCGCTGCGCTGCCCGATCTGAGCCGGGCCGAAGTCGACGCGGGCCTGAAGCGCATTTTGAAGGGCGACGAGACGGCGAGCCTGATGCGCCACGACGATCCCAAGCAGATCGACAAGGCCATGCAGGATGCCGCCTACAACCCGGCCGGCGAACCGTTCCATGTGCTTTGGATACAGCGCCCGCGCACAGAGAAGCCGGCGGTCGAGAAGCCCACCAAAGACCTCACTCTCGAAGACGTCCGCAAGGCATATGACAAGCTCAATGCGGCCACCGGCATCGTCTATATCGGCGATCTGCTGAAAGCAGTTGGAGGCTCGAAAGAGCGGCTGCACGAGTTACTGCTGGCCGGCGCGAAGGCGCGAGAGCTCACCATCCACCCGACGACTCGCGCACCCGCGGACATGACGCAGGCGCAGCGCGATGCGGCGATTACCTTGCCGGGCCACAAAGATCCGTTTGTTCACGTCAATTTCAAGCCAACATCCGACCATGTAAAGCGTGCGGCGGCGATCCTGGCTGGCGACCCTGAAAGGGCTGTTGCGTTCAACGACGTCGAAAGAGACGTCAACCGACAGATTGGCGTCTATCTCGACAATGAGGCCCGCGGCAAATGGCGCGGAGCTTCACCGGAGCCGGTTTACGCCGCGGCAAGAGACGCCTTCCTGCGCGCTGTCGCGAACCGAGCCTCGCTGCTCGACATCAAAGACATCATGATGAAGGCGGCAGGTGAGGCCGCTGAGAGGTCGACCCCCAAAAAGGCCGAGCCGGAAACCGCGAAACCGAAGGACAAACCCAAGAGCGTTTCCGACATCTTCGACGACGTGATGGGCGAGGAATTCGGCGAGAAGCCAGAGGGCGAGCGCGGCAAGCCGATCATCGAAACCGGCGTCGTCATCAGGACGGTTTCCGGCCGGGAGACATCACCCGCGCCGAAGATCGACATGACGAGCGAGCGCAAGGCCACGGCCTCGCTCGGTCGCCTCGATGCATGGCTGGTATCGGAGGCCAAGAAGGAAGCGCAGGCGACCGGCAACGACTGGCAGCAGACGCTTGTGAAGGGGATCGACCCGAAGAATTTCAGCCAGTCCGACCGCGACACCGTGAACGACATACTGTTCGGCGATGCGGATGGCCCGCGCACCACCGACGTCGTGCGCGTCGAAGGGCAGGCAAAGAAGGAACGTCCCGCCAAAACCGAGCCGACCGCAGCCGAGCGCCGCGCCGCGCGTGACGCACCGACATGGGCGGAAATCCTGCACCAACTGCCGATGCACAAGGACGGCAGGACGAAGCAGCACGAAATCGCCTTCGATGCCATGAAGGCGATAACCAACAACCGCGTCGACAAATACGACGACCTCACGCCAGCGCAAAAGCATGAGTTACTGGCAAAGGTAAGAGCGGCAAAGCCGCCCGCTGCGGATCTAAACCCGGCGCCCTCGCGCCCAGCCGCACCGAAGCCGATGGGCCTCGATGACGTTGCCAAGGGCCTAAACGCACTGTTCGGCAAGAAGCCCGGACTGTCCGAGGATCGGGGCCTGTTCGAGGATGCCGAGCCGTTCGATGACGCAACCTATCGCCAGGCGCTCCCGTTCTTCAAGGCAGGCGTCTCGCACTTCAAGGACGCGGGCGACGTCACCGGCATGGTGCGCGGTCTGATCCAGCACTTGAACAAGGGCGGCATGGCGCCCGACGCCATTCGGGAGATGAAACCCTACATCGTCCGGTTCGTCGAAGACGTTCAATCCGGCAAGGAAAACCTCGATGCATCAGGTAGCGGCGACGTACTGGAACCAGATCGCGGAAACGCAACATCTGGCGACGGAGTGGGCAAGGCAGATGTTTCCTCTACCGCAGGATCAACTGGACGCGGCTCTCGCGCGCGAGGAAAAGCGGTTGGTAGCGGAGGGGACGGACGTGCAGACGGCGGCGGCGTACCTGAAGATCATGCCCCTGTTGTGGGAGCGGACGGCCATCTCGAACTTCCTGCTCGACAACCCGAGTATGAGAGTGGCGATGCCGCCCCAGGAGAGCCGGAACGAGGCTCTGACGACAGCGAGGGACGACTTCCGCTTGAACGTACCTCAACTGAACAGACTATCGAAAATGCTCGCAAAGAAGCCGACCTAACCGCGCGCCGCGACCGGCAGCGCCGGGCCGAGGGCGCGAAAGTTGTTCCCGGCGACATCGGCAATATCGCCGATACGCTGCCGATGCTGTTCCCCGAGCAGCACGATGACGTGCGGAAAGCCGAAGAACGCTTCGCCAAGCCGGACGGCCACGGGATGCTGTTCACCAACGGCACCGGCACGGGAAAGACCTATTCCGGCCTTGGCGTCATCAAGCGTTTTGCGATGCAGGGCAAGAAGAACACCCTTATCGTGGCGCCGTCGCAAGGCATCCTCATGGATTGGGTGAAGTCGGCGAAAGATCTTGGCCTCGACGTCTCCGTTCTCGGCGACACCCAGGACAAGGGTAAGGGCATCGTTGCCACGACCTATGCCAACATGGGCGCGAACCGGCATCTGGCCGACCGCGATTGGGATCTGGTTGTCGCCGACGAGGCGCACAAGCTGTCGTCGGATCAGAACGGCACCACGACCGCCGCGCTGCGGACGCTGCGCGCGATCACGCTGCACCCGGACGGCATGAACCACCGCGCCGAGATGGTGCTGCGCGACGAATACGACGCGGCTGATCGCCTGCCGAAGGGCAGTAAGGAGCGGGACGACGCCTATCTTGCGCTCTACAAGAAAGCCGAGCCGCTGATCGAGAAGTGGCGCGCGACCCCGCGGCCGAAGACGCTGATGATGTCGGCCACGCCGTTCGCCTATCATTTCTCGCTCGACTATGCGGAGGGTTATCTCTTCGAGCATGAGCGCGAAGATGGCGCCCGCTACAATTCCGGCAGCGGTCGCGACAAGTTCTACATGCAGCATCTCGGCTACCGGATGCGGACCAACAAGCTTACCAAGCCGGACGCGGACGTTCGCGGCGAGGTGATGGAGCGGCAGCTTCACGAATATCTCAAGCGCCAGGGCTCGCTGTCCGGACGCGCGCTGACCGTCGACCGTGATTATGATCGCAAGTTCCTTTTGGTCGACGACGCGATCGGCAACCAGATCGATAAGGCGCTCGAATTCTTGCAGGACGCGGACGACGGCAAGTTCCGCCCGCTGCATGAGTTGGTCGCGAAGAAATTCGACTATCTGACGCGGATGCGGCTCTTGGAAGCCATCAAGGCCGAGCACGCCATTCCTTATATTCAGAAGTCGCTCGATCTCGGCCGCAAGGTCGTGGTGTTCCATGACTATAACGAGGGCGGCGGTATCTCGCCGTTCATTCTCGATATCCCGCCGAACGTCAAGATTTCGGTCGGCCACGGCAAGGACGCCACCGAGGTCAAGCCGGCCGAGCTTTACAAGGAGTTCCTCGATCGCAATCCTTGGGTTAAGAACCTGCAATTCTCTGACCTGCAAGCGCCGATCTATGCATTGCAGCAGGCTTTCCCGAACGCGCTGATCTATAACGGCACCGTCTCGAACAAGATCCGCAACGAAGCCAAGCGGCTGTTCAACGACGACAACAGCGGGCGCGACATCATCATCGTGCAGTCGGCCGCTGGTGAAGCAGGGATCAGCCTGCACGACACCACCGGCAAGCGGCAGCGCGTCACCGTCAACCTTGGCATGCCCGTCCGGCCAACGACGGCGATCCAGCAGGAGGGCCGCACATATCGTGTAGGCCAAGCCTCCGACGCCATTTTCCGGTACATGAACACGGGAACGTCCTGGGAGCGATGGACCTTCGCCGGCAAGATCGCCGAGCGGGCCGGGACCGCCGAAAACCTCGCGCTCGGCGACGTCGCGCGCACCATCAAGCAGTCCTATATCGACGCCTTCAACGATGCCGACAATTTCGATCCGGAGCCGGGCGAAGGCAAGGGTGGCAAGGTCGCGGACGCGGCGACCTCGCACAGCATTTCCGAGTTCGAGAAGGCGAAGACGCACTATTTCGGCCAGGGCAAGAACCGCGCCCGCCGCGACCAGCGCGAGGGCGCGGATTACTTCGCTACGCCGGAACCCATCGGCCTGAAGATGGTCGAGTTCGCCGCGCTCAAATCTGGCGAGAAGATCCTCGAACCGTCGGCTGGTCACGGCGCGATCTCGAGGTACTTCCCCGAGGATACCGCGCGCACCCTGATCGAGCCGTCGTCGAGCCTCGCCGGCCGCGCCGCGCTGTCTTCGCCGGGCGCCCGCGTTGTCGTGGACCGCTTCGAGAACCTGAGCATCCCCGCCAACAAGTTCGACGCCATCGTGATGAACCCGCCCTTTGGCGCCGGCGGCAAGACGGCGATCGAGCACCTTTCCAAGGCTGTCGCCCACCTGAAGAACGGCGGTCGCATCGTGGCGCTGCTGCCGAGGGGCGGCATGGCCGACAAGCGACTGGTCGAATTCCTTGAGGGCAAGAACGACCTTTTCCTCGTTGGCGCTATCGATCTGCCGGCGGTGACGTTCGAGCGGGCCGGCACAAGCGCCATGACCCACATCATTGTGCTCGAAAAGCAGACCGATCCGGAAATCGCCCGGTCGATGCCGCAGCCGAAAAACCGCGACTACACCGATGTCGAGAAGATCAACGATCTGTTCGACCGCATCGAAAACGCGGACATGGGCCAGCGGCGTGAGCCGAAGACCAAGGACGTCGATATCCCGACCGAAGGCAACGTCACCATTGCCGGCGTCGAATTCAAGCTGCGGTCGCTGCCCAACAAGATGGTAACCGCCAGCCTGGAAGCCCGCGTCGGGCCGGGCAAATACCGCGATCTGGCGAAGCTGGCGCAGGCGAACGGCGGCGGGGCTTCCGGCAAGGACTTCGTGTTCGAGAAGGCCGAGCAGCGGCAGGCGTTCCTCGACGCGCTGGCCAACCCGCCGAAGGAAGATGAGGCGCAGCAAACCTCCGGAGCGGCAGGACCAGTATCAGCTCCGTCCGGCATGAAATACAAGACCGGCGAGACGATCCACGCCAAGACCGGCGGCAAGCTGTTCGTGGCGACACCGACCTCGCGCGCGGATCGGCCGACCTATGACGCGATGGCGGCGTCCGCCAAGAAGCATGGCGGATATTACAGCTCCTACGACAAGAAGGGCGCCATTCCGGGCTTCCAGTTCAAGTCGGCAGAGGATCGCCAGAAGTTCCTCGACGAGCAGTCCGGCACAGAGCCGCCGAAGTCACCGGAGCCGCCGAAGGCCAAGAAACCGGAGCCGGACCATATCGCGCCCGGCGCGCGGGCGCAGGATCAGGTTCTTGCGCGCGGCCTCGCGACCGGCAACGAGCACCTTTCCGCCATCGACGAAAACGGCAAGGAGATCGGTGCCTACGAAGGCTCCCATAACCGCATTGATATTCCGCCCGAGTTGGATGCCCGGCTGATGAATCCCGATGAGAGTGTCGTCATCCATCACAACCATCCAAAAAACCGGAGTTTCAGCGGTTCCGACATCTCCTTGTTGGGGGCGCCTGGTGTCCACGCCGTATGGGCGCATGGCCACAAAGGGGCCGGATACCGCGTCAACCTGACCGACGCTGCAAAGGCAAAGCTGAAGCAAAGTTCTCCTGATCCGATCCTCTGGTTGAAGCAGGACTACGACCAGATATCGAAGAGGCTGATTGCCATCCTTCAGGCCGAGGTCAACCGTAATCCCGAGATAGTGGATCACGTCAACGCCGCTTACGCCCATCTCGTCAATACGGTCCTGAGAGACGCGGGGATCGTCGATTACGAAACGAACTACGACCCCGGCACTTTAGTTCGTGACGTTCCCGGCCTACATGATGCCATGACCGCCATCGCCAAGAGCGTGCGCAAAGGATTTTTCGGCAATGACAAAGCCCCTGGTAATGCTGGACGAGCCCGACCCCTTCGACACCCTGGAGACATGGGAGCGGTTTTTGGCCGAAGTGCTGGCAATGCCGGATTTCCTAGGCAAGGATCTGGCGGTTCAGCACGCCCGATGGATGGTGAACCAAAAGAGGACGGTTCATTAGGGCTCTCCGAGCCGGATAACGCCTTCAAACGGGCAGGGTCTTTCGACAACAGCATAGGCGACATTCTCCGCACCCGTACCCTCGGCAAGCTCGGCAACCTCAACGCCACCGAAGCCCGCGTTCAGTTGCAGGACAAGTTCAATCGCGTTTTGAAGGCCGAGCAGTCGGTCGGCAACACCCAGTCCGCGCTCAGCGCCTATCAGGCGGAAAGTCTCTATTACGGCCGCACCGGCGAGAAGCTGGAACGGCTCGATCGGGAGAGCATCGATCCGCTGATCGCCGCAATGAAGGCGCGGGGCATCACCCGCGAAGAACTCGACCAATTCCTGATGGCGCGGCACGCGGTAGAGCGCAACGAGGCCGTCGGCGCACTGCACCCGCCGGGCAGCGACTTCAACCGGGCGATCAACGATCACGATATCACCGGCGCCTCCGGGCTTTCGCGCAACGAGGCGCGGGATATTTTGAGCCGCTTCCTCCCCAGGGCGGCCGACTTCAAGGCGGTCGCGGCGCGCGTCTACGCCATCAACCACCAGACCCTGCGCACCCTGTTCGATGCCGGCCTGATCTCTCGCG